TAAGATTCATAAGACTGATGATTTAACGAATGGTTCGATTAAGAAGAAACTGTTCAAATATTTAGCCTATAGACCTAAGCTTACTGCTTATGATGAAGCTTATTATATTAAGAATGCTGAATATGTTGACATGCTTATTGATAAGGCTGTTCATGCTGGTACAATAGATGATGGTAATTTTATTATTTGTATTGATGCCATATGGTATCCTGGAGTTAAAGAGTATATAGCAACTCGACTTAATGCTATTCCAGGTGCCGTTGCACATGTTGTTTTTACAGCATATCCTTCTCAAAATGGTACTTATGAAACTTTTGACCGTGAAGCTACCGCTGTCATTAAAGATGGTTTTATTAATTATCAAGCTGGTAATAATGTCAAATACACTCATGAACATTTTTACTGGCCTTCAGTTGATTCTTCTGATGCTGTTTTGGAATTTTCTGGTAAACGCGTTGCTATACATGAAATGTCACGCACTGCTGTTGGTCCACAGTTGAGTATTGTTCATACTGTATGGACTTCCACTAAACAACCCTTATCACAACCTGACTTTGATCAGATGCATTCATATGTTGATATCTTTTTTGAAGATATGACTATACTGCAAAGTTATAAGGGTATAGCTGACAGTTATGATTTAGGCACCTATAATAGAAAAGTTAAGGTACTGAGATCAATTGTCCGCTCTGTTGATTTAGTGTCTGTTAGCAACACTGTTGCCAAAGACCCTATGAATCTCTATTCAACAGCTATGCGTAACTATGTTAATGAAGGAAAAGGTAGTCGCACAGCCGATACATCTGCAATGATGCATTTTGCAACACTTGCACGTGTACATGAGTTAGATTCTTATAAAGCAAAGTACGCGGTTCTTGGTGATAATGATCATGCAAAATTGGTCAAATCACTTAAAGATGCTGATAAGCCTCCTAAAGAAAGACTTATTATAGCCGCTGCTGACTTTGCCGTTCGTACGTTGACTAAGATTTTTGGTAAAACAAAAGCTATTTCAACTGTTAATAAAACTTCCCTTGACGGTATTGGTGGGTTTAATGTCATCGACACTGTTAAGCAGAAGGTCGTCAACTTTATAGTAGGCGACGAGCGTGAAAGGCTCACACTGAAGCATAATGACCTTTATGTAATTGCCCACGCTATTAATGAGAAAGCTACCATTGCTATTGACACTGTTAATGTTGTTACAGTATCAATTTTAGCTGGTTGTGCTTCTCTCTATGTTAACATGCCAATTGTTGGCGTTGTTATTGTTGGAGTTTCTGCTCTGACATTGTTGTTCAACGGTTATGCTTATTTGAAAATGACATTGTTGTTGAACAGTTTTGC